TTGTTTTATTTGTTCTATCGCCGCCGTTGGCAAATATTAATTTCCAACTAGTTGCCTTTGTTGATAATACTTGACCTATAGCAAGACATGCCGTATCGTCGCTATCGTCAAATGCAATAACTTCGTCTACACACGCAAGTTCTTTTATAATAGCAGCACGTTCTTCGATAGGCATAAACGGTCTGCCTTTTTTACGAGTTAGCCAACTATCACTGTTGACTCCGACAACTAAGTGATCGCCAAGTTCTCGTGCTGCTTTAAAATATGCAATGTGTCCTGAATGTAGTGGGTCAAAGCCACCTGTAACTAATACTACTTTGCTCATGCAAATATTTATTGCATGGCAGCGAGGTCTTTTATTTCTTCTGGTTGTAGTACAAATTCGTTAATAGCTTTTTGATAATTTTGTTCTACTAAGTTGTTGTATGTATCGTCGCTTAATGGACTAAACTCGTCATCCCAAATATAGTTATAATCTTTTAGGAAATGCTTTCCTAGTTTTGTTTCTTTAAAAAGTATAGGTAACGATTTTGCAAATACGCATTCAATAAATCTATATGACCAAGCGTACTCGTGATCGTACCAGGGGCCTTTATGATTAGGTACTAACCCATATTTTGTAGAACTAATAATTGAATAATATGATTTATCAAACTGATATTTTACTTTAGGATCTCTGCCGTTAAAACTATTCTTAATATAACTATTTTTAGATTGATACTTTTCTAATAGTTCTTGTCTGCCTTTATCTTCAAAATGTCCAATAAAACAAAAGTCATAAATTTTTTGTTTTGATAACTTGTTTATTTCTTCTATGTAACTTTTAGGATATTTTAACCCTATCTGTTTGCCATTAAATTCTACATAACCGTTTTGATGATTTATTTTTGTGTTAGTATCGATAGCACTAAAGTTAATACCTTCTTCTTGTATTGCTTGCTTTAATAATCTAAATTGTAATAAATCTCTGGGCTTAGTCATTTAATTCTAAAAACTTTTCTTTTATGTGGTTTAGGTCAGGTAATGTTGGAGTACAGAATTCTACATCTTCAATATCTTTATAAGGCTTAAAATAATCTGTACATTGCACAGAACTATAATAATCTCTAAATTTTATGTCATTACCTTTTAATTTGTTTGAATACTTTACCCAAGCTGCTGGTATTCCATACGCATGAGCAGCAATAATACCATGTAACGAGGTAGATATAATTGATCTACATTTTGTAATTTCTTTTGCAACTGCTATAGGATCATTGTTAGTAAGTTCAATTATTTTATGATTAGGATATTTTTCAACTATGTCAGCGTGATCAACATAATGAGGCACAATGCCAACATCATATTCTTTTTTACTTTCATTACAAAATTCTGGTAGCAACAAAGCCGGATCGCCGTATATACTAGGGCAAGTGCCTCCACAAGCAATTACTCGTTGTCTAGTTAAAGGACCTCTAACAAAACGATAGTCTGCTTTAGGATTTAATTGATGTTTACTATGCATACAACCACTTCCTAACACTATCATATTATCAGTTGCTTTGTGAATAATTGAACCTATACTCATAGCATTTCCTTGCTCTGGCTTAGGTACCATTTCGTAATTTACATTATAATGGTCTAATATATAAGGAGTTAATATATCTCCAAAATTAGGACGACTGTTGGACCAAAAAACTTTATACATCTAAGTATTTCCTATATACATTCAAATACTTATCAGTTTCTTTTTGTTCACCTTTTAAAGTTAAGAACGCACTTGAGTTTCTGTTCTTACCAATTGCCATCCATAGAGGATCTAATTTTTCAAATTTATAGTCATCAGCTAATTGATTAAGGACAGTTTGATCTCTGCCCCATTTCCAGTTGTCTACCGGAATACGATTTAATTCTCGTGCATATTCTTGCCTAAAACCGTTGTCATTAAATACAACAAACCCTGCAAGCCATCTATTTTCTTTGTGGTGTTTTAAAACATATTGCTTTTCAAACAGACGTTCTATTGCTGTTTTGCCAATTTTTCTAGTACAAATACTATCAGCATCGAGTGTGATTACACGTTCATTTTTTGAAAATTTATTTTCTACTGCTAAAAATCTAACACTTTGTAAGTAAGATATTTTTGCAGTGTCTGATGCAAAATCTTTTGTTTCGTAGGTAATACTTACACCGTCTAATGTATTATCCTGTGTAGGATTTACAACGTGACAGTGTAAGTTTATCCATGGGTTATGTCGCCGTATACTTTGTAATAACGGAGTTGCCCAAGTGTTGTAGTAAGTTTGATCGCAGCCAATTAGTACATTATAGAGTAGCATCTTCCATGCCCGCTACACGTAATTTAACTACGTTTGTAATTTGCCACTGCTTTTGATCAAGTGCTTTGAGAACACCTAACCATTTGTTACGCATCAGTGCAAACTCGTTGATAATCTTTTCGTAGTCAACAACGTCTGCCTCACCGTCAACGTATTTTTCAACGTCGCGGCTTGACAGAGCTCGTTGATAGTTTTCGAGATATTTCTTAAAATACGAGCTACGCAATCTACGTAGCTCGATATTTAAGTAGTTTAGAATGGCTTCAATTTCTTGAAGTTGGTTAAAGCGATGTTCAACAATGCCCGGCATAGAAGCCGCTGACTTTTCAATATTACCTGTAAGTTTACACTCATAACGAGCAGTTGTTAACTCGTTCTCAAAATGTGCAATTGCATCAGGTATTTTGTTAATGTCTCGACTTACTTCGCTATACCAACCCATACTTTAATCCCATTCTTCTTCTTCAAGAACATCATCTTCATCTAAGTCTAAATAGTAATTGATAGCATGATCTAATGCAGAATCGTGACCTAAACAGTTAGTAAAAGTGTCATCGCCTGTACCAAAATCTGCCATTAAATCTACAAAACGCTCAGCTGCCATTTCTATATGTTTTTTATCAAGATACTCTTTAAACATATTCCAGATATCTGCGATCTGTTCTTCTTCCATAAGTTACTCCTCGATAGGTTGTAAGTTATCAACATCAATATCTTCGTCGACATCTTCGTTGATATCCTCATTAGAGGTATTTACCACCCGTGACTCTTTTACGAGGAAATCTGACATAACTTTGTCAAGGTTTTCACCAATCCACTTTTTACGATAGTCAAGAATCTCTTCACCATCAAGTGTAGTGTATGCAAGTCTATTACCAGACTTTTTAATAATGTCTTTTGCTTCAAACAATTCAAGCAAACCACTATATGGATTCATACCAGTTTCATATGGAATCTTAACTTGTACACCTTCGAACGGTTTAGCATAACGTGTTTTCATAACTTTACAGCCTGCACGAATACCCATAACCTGGCTAATCTTATTGCCATCTTCATCTTCTTTTAGTTTCAATTTCTTCATTGCAACTACGATACTTGATGCATAGATAAAGCCTTGTCCGCCACTAATCTTATCATCTGGATCAAACATATCCTGTGATGCATAAGTGTGGTTAGTACACACTAAGCCTACATTGTGTGAGCCAATCATGTTAACTGTGTTACGTACTAGTGATGTTAGTGCCTTAGGCTTACGACCCATATCACCTTTCATATCACCTTTGTTAAACTGATCAACGTCTGTAGGTGTTAGCAACATACCCAAACTATCAATTACAAACAATACTTTAGGACGGTCTTCTTCAGGCATAGCCTTATAGTCTGTCATAAACGTACTGATAGTCTTTGCTACATCGTCAATCATTGACATGTTTAGTTTAAGTAGTTTTTCTTCTGATGTGTCTACGTCAAGTGCGTGTAGCCACGATTCGTCAAGTGCGTTCTCTGAGTCAATAAGAACTACAAAGATGCCTTGCTTCTGTGCTTCTTTTACAATGTTGCCTGCACAGATATATGATTTACCTGCACCAGACTCTCCTGCAAACACAGTTACCTTACCCATTGGCACACCTTTATTAAAGTCGCCACTAATAAGATAGTTGAGTGCGTAGTTACCTGTACTAATCCAATCAGTAGGATCGTTAAATCCTGCACTCATACCTGAAATAGATTTTGTCAACGAGTTACGAAACTTCGTTGGATCGAATGCTTTATTCGCCATGTTATTCTCCTAAAAAGCTGTATTCAAAAAGGGTTGCTATTTAATAAAGCAACCCTTTTCAGTTTCTATTAACCTTGACGTGCGCGAATCATTGCTAGAATGTCTTGCGCATTGCCGCCTGATGCTGGTGCTTCTGCTGGAGCAGATTCTGCCGCTACTTCTTCGTTAGACTTAAAAGGAACGTCATCTTCTACTGTTGGAGCAGGTGCTGCAGCAGGTGCTGGTGCAGGTGTTGATGCTTTAGGTGTATTTGGATCACCTGTACGCTGTGCCATGCCTGCTGGACGGAAGTATTGTCCCCAACGATCCATATCAAATGCTTCACCGTCTACTGACGCTTCGAACATTTCTTGCATGACTTTGATTTCAACTTCGCCTGGCTTTTTAGGTAGGAAGTCATCTAGATTAAACAAGCCGTGTGTATTAACACCAGACATTTCTTGATCGTTCAAAGGACGTTCACGGCGTGCCCAATTTGA